ATAACAAAATGGAATCTTTAAACAACACCACACCGCACATAACGTCAGTTGATATTGACGAACAAGTCTATAGGTCAGATCCAGCTTTTGCAGCGTCTGACTTGAAATATGCCATAGATCATGGCTTACAGGCTTTTCATACTTACAAGTATGGCAAGAACAATCCTCCCAGAATTGCGACTCCAGCAATGAAGTTTGGATCAATGTGCCACAAATACTGTTTAGAACCCGAACTTTTTTCTAACTCTTATGCTTTGTTAGACGATAAAAGAACAAAAGCTGGTAAAGCAACAGCACTTGCTTTGCAAGAAAAAGGCATTGAAACTTTTACAACTCCAGAAATGGATACTCTTACTGGTATTTATAAGGCTCTTTGTAATAACGAATTTGCCAACAAATACATTATTTCAGATACCTTAAGAGATACTAGAGGATTAGCAGAACAATCTTACTGGTGGAAGCATAGAGAAACAGGCTTACAATGCAAATGCCGTTGTGACTATGTGATTGATGATATGGTCATTGATCTCAAAACTACAGGTGAAGGTGGTGCATCACCAGAGGCATTTACTAGAACTATTGCTTCATTCAAGTATTTTTTACAAGCTGCTCATTATTTACAAGGAACAGGCCAAAAGAGATTTATTTTTGTGGCTGTTGAAAAGGTATTCCCATATAGTGTGGGGATCTATGAACTGTCACCCCACTTTATTGAACGTGGTTATGAACTACAAGAACAAATATTGTCTGATATTAAACAAGCCCAAGAGTCAGGCATCTGGAAAGGTTACACCAACTATGAACCAGAGGGCATCAAAACACTTACACCCCCTAAATGGTTATGACATTTACTAAAGAACAAACAGAACAACTTAATCAACCCATTGATCCTAAAGTTGTTGCTTTTAGACAGCAAGGCAGTATGCAACTTGCTTACTTAGAAAGCTGGTATGTAATTAATGAAGCTAACCGCATCTTTGGATTTGATGGTTGGCAGTCTGAGACAGTACAGCTTGACTGTGTGCAGAGTGATGACTTCTGTGTAACTTACATTGCAAAAGTTCGAGTAACTATTGGTGATGTAATCAGGGAAGGGGTTGGTGCTGGACATGGTAAGGGCAAAAGCGTCAATCTTGGAGACAAGCATGAATCAGCAGTAAAAGAGGCTGAATCAGACGCAAGGAAAAGAGCTTTTATGCAATTTGGTTCTCAGTTTGGTTTATCTCTTTATGACCGCACAAAAGCATGGAAAAATCCTAAAAAAGACAGGACTCCTGTTTCTACTCAAAACCTTACAGTAGTTGCCAAAGATGCAATCTTAAAAGCTGACACTAGAGCAAGGCTTGATAAATGTGCTGAGTCTTTAGAGGTGCGCTATGCTAACAGACAAATACCGCAAAATGATTACAACGACCTTTGCGACCTAATCAAAACTAGAAAAGAGGTGATTACAACATGACAGTAGCTGAAACTCAGTATTTCACTACAGAACAACTTGCCAGAAGATATGGCAAGTCCCCTGAGACAATCAGGAAGTGGCGGTATAAAGGCTCAAGCCCTGAGTTTTATACCTTACCAATATTTGCTGTTCCTTATGGGCAACCAAGAGTACGATATGAACTACATAAAGTGCTTGCTTGGGAAGAAGCAAACGGCATTATACCCATTGAACCCTTTTAATTACTATGGCAAACACCGCATTTAACGCAAAATTCAGAATCGTTGATAACAACAGTGATAGAGACAATGCACCAGAAAGAAACTTAATTATCGACATATCAGTTGATGAAGCTATGAAAATGGCAAACTGGTTACAAACTATGGTTGATAATGCCCATATCGAAGATACTAAGATAAGGGTTTACAAAAGCAAATCAGATTATGATGAAATAGCTGGCTTTTCGATCTGGGGCGGCCTCTGGGGTAACTCAGGAAAGATTGCACCACTAAACCCTAAACCAGCCTCTGAGAGGACTGTAAACGTCAAAGCAAACCAGCGTGAACTTCCCGAAGATTTACCTTTTTGATTATGTACTTAGTAACTTTTCCAAACAATCCCTATATAGGTCAGATTTTTTATCATACTCAATCTAAGAGAACTTATGAGTTTTGTGAAACAACAAGAACAGATGAGCTTACTGGTATGGTGCATGAATCTGCAACATGGTTTGATATTACAGAAAAGGATTTAGTTCCATAAGATGAGGCATGACAACTCTGATAATACCCAGAGAATAAAGCTGCTCTTTTACAAATTTGAGGTCTATTGCCCTAACACCTGTGCAACACCTTTGTAAAAAGACATGAGTTCCCTTCGAGGACTACTGAGGGGCAAGGGGTCTAATAGTCCCATAAGCTCAGTAAGTAAGCGATATAGTCAGTAAGTCCTCTACTTCTTTCCAAATATAACAAACCTAATGCGATCCCAAAGGGTCGCTTTTTTTTTGCGTAGCCGTTTTTCTAATTTATAAATATATGCTTGTTGATGAGCTATTACATCAAGTGAAGTGCTTACAAAGTGGGCTTGCTTTGCGTTTGTCTTTAGTAATTTGATTGCATACGGCTTTAGCAGTTCTATTTCTTCTAAGTTCTGTATGAAAGTTATAGACTTTTGAACCTCAAACTCACCCTCAAGGCTGTAAGTAGATGTAAGAGCCTTGATAATATCCATTACTTAACTGGAAAAAGCTTTTCTTCAATCATTTTTACTATTGCATCATCAACGTCATTATCTGATTTCTCGGCTGCCGACTTAAGCATAAGCAAAAGCCCTTTTCTTACAGATTCCGACTTTCCGAACCTGATAAATAGATTGATTAGAAATTTAGACATGATTTGTTCGTTTTTCTTAATTTAGCTAAATTGCTAGTATTAGACAAGAAACCTTAATCTCATGGAAGATCAAGAAGAAAAAGAAGGTAATAGTCTGATCGCTAATGTGGTTCAGATGATTATACTTTTTTGGAGTTTGGGGGTCATTTCTTGGTCGTACTTTAATCCAAACCCTACAAGGCAAATTGATACCACCTTCGCGGCTGGACTCTTGAGTGCTGTGACAGCCCAATACGGCCTTAACATCAAGAAAAATGGTGACAAAAAGAAACCAAATGGTAATGTTAAGATAGTTGACAATTCTAATTCCAAAGTTGGAGTAGTAAAAAAATGAAGAAACTTCTTCCATTTATCATCTTTCTTTCTCCGTCTAGTGCATTTGCTGACATCACAGCAAAATATGTGACCTCTGCTCAGATTTCTATTGACTCTCCTTATGTCATTACAAATGCCGCACCTAGTTCATACTCAATAAGTGGAAATAATATTACTACCTCTACAGGAACAGGGGACAGTGTAGTAACAAATGGGATAGGTGGCTTGAATCTTGGCAGTTTAAGCAATGGAGTCCCAGCTTTGGTAAATACAAATAAATCGGTTACAACTGCTGGGTCAGCGTTCTCACTATCGGAGTCATATCAAGCTGGTGACGTGACACAATCAGCAATTACTCCATCAAGCGGCATAGCAACCCTTCCAGTATTAGGTGGACAAACAACAGTGATTTCTGGGGGGACTCTGGGCAGTGGAAGCATAAGTAGTTTATCTAGTGGGGTTCATTCATGTTCTGGAGCATTTGGTTCTGGTACTAGCTGCATTGCCTCAACTACTGTTCAGATTGAAATTGACTAAATTTTGGCTATTATTAATATTACTACTACCTCTGAGAACCCTTGCTACACCTGTGGTTCCCCAGTTCAAATCAGGTTCTAGTACGCAATCAAGCACTTCACAATCTGTAGTAAATGAGGTTATTACTTCGCACCAATACAACACAGGATTTTCATACCACGCAAGTGGTCACAATATTGAATCAGCAGATGTTAATGGTTACATCAACCCTTCAACAGTTGCTGGTGAAACTCAAACTCTTGGTGGTGTCAAATTTAGTTGGACAAGTCCAAGTCTTGAGAGTGTGCCTAGATGGAAAATAAAAGAAGCTGGACAAAGTTTTTCTCTAGTCGAATCACTTCAAGGTGCTGGTCTAGCCAACGTGACAACAATAAATCGAACTATTACAACCACAACAACCACAGAAACAACCTCTGTCTTTGGGCAATAGTTTTATTTCTTTGCCCTGCAAAAGTTCTAGCTAATACAACTGTTGCTTCGCCTAATAGCTCGGCTCAAGGGGTAGTCAATAATAATGCAACAATGATAACTCCATCAAGCTTGCCCCAGAATCGCTACAGTCAAGGAATTGTTTGTACCTCGCCTAGTTTGACTATAACTCCTTATTTGACAGATGCGTGGAGCTTCAATAGGCCAATACAAACAGTTACTAAACAAAATATATATGAC